TTAAGATTTTTGCCACCTAAAAATCGTCACAACAACTAAACCAACAAATAAGAGCAAACAGTAGGCCACACTACACCAAAAAACGAAAGTCAATAATTGCGGTAACAAAAAGCTGCGCATAACTGCTAATCCGATGGCCGTGACCGCCCATACGATCAATTGTTGTCGCAGATGATCGAATAAATGATCTAATTCTGACTTCGACATACACTCACCTTCCACTCAACTATTTTAGCCACCAACTGATACGATATTCAAGCAAAAATGCAAAAAATAGACACAAAGTTTCAGCAAAGTCTTGACAGTATTTGCTGGAAAAGTTACTATTAAATAGTTGTTATTGGGTATTCGCCAAATTGGTAAGGCAGCGGACTCTGAATCCGTAATTTACTGGTTCGAGCCCAGTATACCCAATATTCGTTATCAGCTGTTATCATTGGTTGTCAAAAACACCGTGATTACAGCTTTTTTATTACTCTAGTTTGTCATTGGTTGTCATATCTTTTCACTAAAAGTCAGCCAAAAGGACAGCCAAAAATATAACAAAAAAAGCCACTGTTTCCAGTGACTTAATACTTGCGCGGGGCAGTGACTGTTAGCCAACTTTGGTTAGCAGTTTTTTTCGTTAGGCCATTAGTCTAACGCTTATTATCAAGGCAATGACTGCAATAGTAATGTGTATCACAAAAATAACCTTTCTTATAGTTTTAGGTTCATGATACTCAAACGGCCACTGAATAAAGTCAAATACTGACAGAATCATAAAGTTAAATGCTAATAAATTTAGCCCATAAACAGTCACCGGCATAGACAAGCTGAAAGCCATGCGGCCATATTGTAATATGCTACACGTTATCAAATATGCCGGAACAATCAACAATGTAATATTTACAGTAACTTCGAAAAACCATTTTTTAATGAAATAACTCATTTACAAGGACACTCCAGTAAATATTTAACTGCACATTATTAATTATACAGTAAAATTGTTGAAGTTTGGCTATAGTAGCATTCAAACCGTTAGATCACTGTAAAATTTTGCAAAAGCGTGTAATGCTTCATTCTTCATATAATTAAACTTGCTGACACTAACTGATAATCGCTGGCAAGCCTCGTTGCGGCTGAACCGCTTCTCAATGATGTAATCATGTAAGATAAATTGATATTGTGGGTCATCAATTGCATTGAGGGAGTCTTCGACTTCTTTTAACTGGTAAGATAAGTCAACATAGTTTATCAGGCGGCTTTCAGTGCCGTTTCGGCTGCTATGGCTTGATACTCCATCGAGCGAGGGACTAGAAACCTGATTAAAAGCCGTGAAATCACGTTTTAGTTTGGCATATTGCTTTAATAAATTGCGAATTTTCTTAACATCTTGGCGCATTGGAATCACACTTTCTAATTCCAGATATATGTATAAAAAAGAGGCTCGGGGGAGAGCCTCTCACTATAGGATATGATAATCGCCGTTTTTATAGGAAAGTAATATTAGGGCAATTACAACATTAACTCTAGTATCAATCATTTCATATGTCAAGCCTAAGCTTCAATTTTTCCACGCAGTTGTTGAATCATACTAACAACTTGATACGGTGTTTTTGTCATATCAGTTACTCTGTTTTGATACCAGAATTGCGTCAACAAGGACACGGCAAAATCGTACTGTTTGTAGACAGTCAGATCTTCATTCTTGCTAACAGCCGTCTGCACGTAGTCCTTGGCGGCGTCTAAATAACTTTGAATCATTGGGTCATCTTCAGTTACATCAATTCGCAGGCTTAGTTTAATGTCGTCTACAGTCACTGCCAACTAATCACTTCCTCATAAGTTTAACTTTACTCTCATAAAATTATATGGTATAAATATAGAGTACTCATTGCCCGGTAGTTCAGCGGTAGAATAATTGACTGTTAATCAAGAGGTCGCTGGTTCGATCCCAGCCCGGGCAGTCTCCAAAACACATATTTATCATAAAAGGCCGTGACCTTGAAGTCACGGCCCTTTTATTACCAAGTCATAGCATAATAGATTACCTCAAACACTTTAAAAGCAACATATGCGGCGAATACATACGTGATGATAATACCACTGTATGCAAGGATAAATGTGTTCTTCATGGAATCACTCCTAAAATTATAACTGCACGTTCTATTAAAATCTGATAAGCGTTATCATCATACTATCACTTGTTGCTTGAAATCCCACTCATTTTGTCTTCCTATTTACCAGCAGTCACAGTTCCTAACGCCACGTTGATTACAGCGGTCTTATCAATCACTTCATAATCATTCCGCACAATGATGGAAAGCCCTTGGCTAAACTGGTCGAACTTGTCCCATTGGGCGGTTACTTGGTTACGCCGGAAAACAGCCACCGCTTGTGATAAGTCCCCTGCAATCATTGGGAACGTCCCGTCGGCGTTGTTGGCCAGTAACTTGTCACTAATCATGACGACTGGTGCCCCTAACAAGGTGAAGCCACTGGGTGCCGTTGGGTTCGTTTGTAATAGGTAACGCCCCTCGGAATCTTTCAAGGTATCAAGGTAGTTGAACCCGGACTGGTTCACTAACCACATTTTGCTCAAAGCGGGATCTAACGTCACATTGAAAATCTTTTTAAGATCATCAATATTGGCAGCCGTTGCTTTGGCGAAACTGGTTCCCGTTAACAAGCTCATAATCTGCGTGTTGTCCGTGTTATCAACCAGTTGTTGCAATTGTGTTTTAACTTCGCTGACAATATCAACTTCGGCGTCTTCCACCACTTCATTAGATAAAGCAATCTTGCCCGCCCGGGTCTTCACATCAAACGGCACTTCTGTAAACATGTTCGCGTCAACATCGGCAATGTCCGCTAGTTCGTCCTTAGTAGCCAGTACCGCAGATTGTTGACTAGTGGCAATTGGATAAGTCCCCGAACCACTAGAAACCTGTTTGACTGTTGCATATTGGGCGAGGTTGTAATTGGATTGCTTTAATTGGAAAACGGGGGTAATCAGTTCCTTAGGAATAACGGCACTGGCACCGTCAGTCTTTAAACCGTCCCGTGTTTCCCCGTGTGTCCGTACATATTGCTCAAAGGCGGGAATGCCAGTTTTGTTTCCGTTACCATTGTCATTGTTATTGGGATCAATAATTGTTTGTTTTGCCATGTTGTCAGGCTCCTTTTCTTGGTTAATAAATTTTTCATAGCTACGGGTATCAACTTGCACATTGGTATCGTCATAAGCGGGAACGGCTACCACTGACACATCGAACAAGCTCTTAACTTGATTAATGGTGCGCGTGATATTACCGCCATCATCTTTAGTCCATTCGTCGGTGTCGTCGTCACTATCAAAGCCAAACGAGCAGGAATCAACGTTCCCACTTTGAACTTCTTCGTAAACATCATTAGCAAACGACGTATTCGGCAACTGTGCGGTGAAATGTAGCCCCTTGTCGTCCGTTTCTAACGTTAATGTGCCCGCCTTAACACTGGCTAACACTTGAGTGTAGTCGTGGTTATTGAGCATAAGAACGTTTGATAAATCGACACCATCAAGGGCCTTGGGGGTTACAACCTCGGTGAAACCGCCTAAATCTTTACTTGGTGAGTTCCATACAATTGCGTAACCACTAATTGTTTTGCCCTTAGATGTCTGTGAGCCTTTAGATTGCGGGTCTGCTGAATTTTCAGCTGGCCCGTCTTCGGGTGTTTCTGACTGCGGCATTTGTGCTCGCAATTCGGCGTCAATCGTTAACCGTCGGTCTTGTTTCATGAATTAGTCACTCCATTCTTTTGTAAGTTTAAGAAAATATTGCCATCGTCAGTTGGTGGCAAGCCAATCTTGGCGCGGGCTTCGTTACGGCTCATAATGCCACCCGTGAAACCAGCCACCGCTTGGGCTTGCTGGGTCTTAGGGTCAAGGCTCAATAGCTTGTCCGTGTTAAACGTAAAGTCATGGCCAAGCTTGAACGATAGCTCGCTGGTAAAGCTATCAAAGTAATGTTGTAACGTGCCTTGCAGGTATTGCACGCCACTTTGTTCTTGGTTAGAATGATTGTTTTCAACCCCTAAGCGCTCCGGCGGTAAGCCAAAAGCTTTAGCAATTTGTCGGGTCGTCCAGTCATTAGAATTGACCAGCTTTAATACATCGGTATTTAAGGATAAGTTGCTAATATCCATGGTATCGTCAGTCACAATCGTGTTGACCGCATTGTCACCCGTATTCGCTTCATCAAACTGTTTACGAATATTGTCCTTAGCTTCCGGCCCTAAATCAGATTGATGGACTTTAATAACCGTAGTGCCGTGCACGCCAGCAGTAAAAAAGCCGGTTAGCAATTTATTGCCGGCCGACTGAATCTGGCGTTCATCTTTGAGGGCATATAGGGGACTAATTCCCGATACACCGTCTTTGGTGAAATATTTAAAATGTAAAATGTTGTTAGGCGCGATCTGACGACTGTTACCGCCAGTCGGGGTATAGGTGTAGGTTAACGCCCCACTGACGTCATCTTGTTCAACCGTCAATTGGTTATTGGAAATCAATTTCAATGTATGATTAGGCAAAATTTCAGCAAAACTATTACCATTCAGTAACAGGTTAGCCGCCAACGCATATTTAAAATGGTACCCGTCCATCTGACTATTGGGATTCTGATTAATCATCGTGTTAAAGATTGCCGTATCACACATAATCGGATTGCTGGCAATATCGCTCGCAATAATATTAATCGCCGCGTAAATGTCACTATTACGCAACACCGCCGCACTCACAAACGTATACGGGTCGTTACTTGATAAACTAACCAAGGCGTCAGCCACCGGATCATGCGTGCCACTGGTGGTATTGCTTTTAACAAAAAAACTCATTTAATCACCTCTTTGCTTTTCATAATTAATTAGCAAGGCCAGCAGAATCATGGCTATACCAGCCAATATTAGCCCCGCTTGCCAGCTGATCCAGCAACCAAAACCAATCACTAAGCATATTAAGCCAATCACCAACAAGATCGTTTGTACATAATCAGAACAGATCTGCCGCAGTCGCTGTTTTGTAGTAATCTTCTGCATGCTGTTGATCCTCACTTTCTTGGTAATAGTCCATACCTGCTACAAACGCGTTAATCAACGCCGCAATCGGGTCAATCCGGTTACTGTTGCGGGCTTTATCCAGTTGCCAACCATTGTTTAGCACTTTTAAGATGGCGTTATTGACCGCATAAGCGAGAATCTTGTTGCCGTTATGTTTAATTTTGTCATCGTAAAGCTGATCACGGAAATTACGAGTTGGAATATTCAAAGTCTTGGTGCCTTGTCGCACTTCAAACAGTGGGTAGCTTAATTTCTCGAATTTTGTAATTAACGTTTGCGCGTTATACGGGTCATAAGCGATTGCTTTCACTTTCCAGTTGTATTTCCCGACCAGTTTTTGTACAAAATCAAATAGATTGTCATAATCAATAATGCCACTATCTAATCGGGTGATACTACACTCACCCGCCCGTTCCATTGACCGGTAATCAATGCCATCACGTTTAATCTTAGAATCAAGGCCGTATTTAGTCCCCACAAACGAATGACTGTCACAATAAAACTGACCGTTACCAATTGGAACAAGCCAACTAACCGCGGTTAAGTCATTGCTTTTTGATAAATCAATGCCAATATAGGCGTCACGATTATGTAAGTCGGGCACCTTTGCCAATTTACCAGCGGCCCAATCGTCTGCTGAAATATAACTATCCTCGCTGGCTTGCAACCACATGTTGAAGTTCTTAACCAGTATTGGAATGAGATTATTTTGTTTAATGGCAAGATCTACGTCGGCCTGAATCTTTTCCGTCATGCGTTGTTTAACGTGTGGTTCACTGAATAACGGGTTGGCCTTAATCCAATTGGTTTGATCGTAAACTTCTTCGCGGTCGTCCAGTTCCCAAATTGCCACAAAATAACGGTCAGCTTCGGTTTTCCCCTTTAAAACGTCCGTCAGCATGTCATATTCGGCGTGCATTGGAACGTTAAGGTTAAGACCCGAGGTGGAAATCACCGCCAGCAGGGAGTTATCTTCTTGTGCTTGACCAGACTTTAAAACGTTGTACACTTTGCGGTCTTTAGCTTCGTGCCATTCATCTAAAATAACGGTAGTCCCGGCATAACCATCAAGCGTACTGGTATCACTGGCAAGGGCCAAGGCTTGCGAATCAGTTTCTAGGTCGGTAATGGCTTGTTTCTGTACCTTAATCCGTTGCCGCATGTACTTCGATTGTTTACGGACTTGCCTTAACCCACTTGAAAGCATGTCGTAGCCTAATTTAGCTTGTTTAAGGGCGTTGCTGACGAATAATACTTGTCGGTTGCGGGCGGGCTGACGTTCTCTTAAAAGGCCATTAGCGGCCATGCCAGAAGCCAGATAGGTTTTACCGTTCTTCCGGGCCATACTAATAAACGCACGATCATAACGGCGGTTACCGGTAGTTTTTTCACGCCAGCCATACAGCTCACTAATAATCCATTTTTGAAATGGTTGCATGGTGAGTTGGCTGCCGTCAGTCTTAGGCATTAATTCGATAAATTTGACCGCCTGTGCCGCTTTGTCTTCGTCATAGTAGAACGGGAAGCTGTCGTCCTTAGAACGGCTTAAATCGCGTTTAAATCGCTCACACGCCCATTTAATCTTTTGACAAGCCAGCACTCGACCCGATAAAACTTGGTCAACATATTCAATCATGATAACATCGCCTCAAAAGTATCTTCGGGTGTTTCATCTTTTTGCTTGTTTAATTCCATGCGCGCCCGGCTAGATAACGACATGCCTAAATCATTGGCTAAGGCTTTTAAATCTTTCATCGCTTGTGACTGCAAGGCCACGTAAGGGTTCGGCTTACGTACGCCAGTATCTTGATTAGTTTGTACCAGTCCGTTCTTACGAATATCATTCTCACAAGTCTGTACCGTGGCATAAGCGCGGCAATAACTGGCTAACATGGCCCGATCAAGTTCACTAATTGGGGTATTGGCCTTTAAATAAGGCGCTACCCGTTGCCATTCAGTCAAGGCCCGATCATGTAACCAATCTGGCGGGGTTAAATCAAGCACCGGATAATCAAATAACGCTTTTTCAGCGTCTTTACGTTGATCACGCTCATCATTGGTTAAGTGTTTCTTCATACTAGCTAAGGCTTTTACTTTTTGGCTCATTCGGAGCACTCCTTTCGTTTAAATTTACGTACCAAAAAGCCCCCACGGGTTAGACCCATAGCGGCTGATTGATACATATATCCAGAATTCGTTTATTATACCTATATTATCGCACATATCTCTAAAAAGTACAATTAATAACATGTATATATTTACACGTTACCCCCTGACTGACTATTTGTTTAAATTTCGCATTATTAGTAGGGATATTTCACAAACCAGCAAAATAAGCAAAAAATCAAAGTTCAAAAGGGACTTTTATAAACACAAAAGTATGCTGTCCGCTCCCTCCGTGTCGACCATAGCCCCCCATATCAACGTTTCTGGGCTGTCATGCTGTTTTGAATTAGTCTCGTAGCGCAAAATTGAGCCGCCAACTTGGATTGCTCGCTCGGCCGAAAAATCGGCGCAGTCCATTGCCAATTTTGGCAACGTAGACGCAAAATGCGGGTTGGTTAACTTGGTCGAAAATTTCGACTCAGTAGCTCGGCTGAAAGTTCAACGCAGTATTGCGCAGATCTACTACTCAATATGAATCTTGAATTGTGGGTATAAAATTGCGACTCACAAATTGTTTTCTCGCTTTCACGTGATATAATTAATTTTGTAGGAATCAATCGTAGTGGCGTCAGCATTGGCGGCGCTTTTTATATGTTATACTGGCAACGGTCATTCGAGTGGCCCTGTGACTGGTCGCCTTAACGGGCGGCCTTTTGTTTACCTATCTAAGTTAAGCTTAGGTAGCACAAGCAACCTGTCACGCCATCTTAGCGGGTCAGCTAGTGTAACAAGTTAGTACGTTATCTAAGGTCGTAACTTGCGACCACAGATACTAAAAAGCGCCGCACCTTTCAGCACGACACTCATTGGTTATTTAGTTTGTTGTTCCCGTTGTTCTCTAACCAATCCCGTTTTTCGGTTATGGTGTCGGTAGCACAATGGTTGTAGGTTGCTTTCATCAAGTCGCCTTGACCAATCGTCTTTGATCTCAATAACATGATCGACCACATCGGCTTTACGGATCGCCCCATCTTGGTAGCACTGTACACATACCGGATTGCTTTCAAGGAACCGCCGTGACAACTTACGCCATGCTGAAGACTTGTAGAACTGCTGGTACTTACTCTCGTCTGAATCGTACATGCGTTTGTGATACCGCCACTTGTTAGTTGCCTTGCGGTGCTTCTCACAGTAGCGTGTGTCATAGGCAACCAACGTCCGACAACCCGGGTGCTCACATTGCTTCATTGGCTTAGCCATGACCGTTGACCTTAGTTAGTGTGACCACGTCATAGGCATTCAGTTCGCCATCAGAACTAACGCCAGCAACCTTATACGTAACCCCATCTAGCAACGCTTCCAAGGCTGTCGTGATTCGATCGTCATGGCGCACCGCAATTAGCTGGTTAGTTGTCGCAGTTGTACCAGTAAGGCTAATAGTGTTACTGATGGTCAACGTATACTCACCACACCAGACAGTGAACAGTGGCACGAATTGTTGCTTGGTTGTGCCGTTTATTAGGTTCTGAACAGACTTGACGGTGCCAAACTGTACCCGCTTATTTAGGCGGCTTAGATTATAGTTCTTCATTAGTTAACCTCACTTGTAAATAATCATGGCGCAATATTCTGCAGAAGAAGAATCTAGGTCTGCCCCAAACGCGTTACTTGAAAACTTAATGTCAATGACATTGTCACTATCAATCCGGTTGGCTAATTCTCTGTTAATTGCTCGGTCTAAATCTTGTACAGACATTTGCATAATCGTTTTTGTTTTAATCATTATAGTTAGATCCTTTCTATCATGTTAATCATCTAATTGTTCCAACATCTTGTACGCATTTTTGCGTTGTTCTTCATCGCTTAAAGGATTATTCAAAACTTGGCTTGAAACGTTTCGGATAACGTAGGCGTCAGCTAACCAACCTTGACTTGATTTCATAAAGTGATCGTCACTAAATTGTGCATAAATGGGGTACATGAGTTTTAAGTCTCTTACAGTTTCTGGCTCATATTCTCCATCTTCATTTGGGGTAAAGCTCCCAACCAATCCTTTATCTTTTGCTTTTTGAGTTGGCTCACCATTTTGATCTAAAGCACCTTCTTTAATCAAGGCTCTGTAAATACACGATTTTAATTCATTAACTCTATTTGAGACAACTGGTCCATATTGTTTAACGTAAATGTCAAAAGCTTGCTCAACTAAACTTGGATAAATTACTTTCATTTTTCTGTACTGGAAATGTTTGTTTTAACGTGGTCCACGTGGTCCGGTGGTCCAAACGTTGATATATCAGCGTTTTAAAGACCCCCTGACGTGGTCCATATGGTGGTCCAACGTGGTCCACTTGGTAAATTTCTGATTAAACTTCGCGCATATACCCATGTAGACGTTGGCCATTCATTCTAATTCGTTGACTTTTCCAACCGTCCATATTGTCCATTAATAACTTGATTCGCTTAGCTTCCGAGTTTGTTCGCCCGGTTAAATAACGATCAACTGTTTTATGGAAGACAACTTCCATAATTTCCCGAGTTGTTGTTTGATTGAGTAGTTTCCGTTCATTACTAACTTGATCTTGTAGCCACTTAGATTGATGGCCGTAGTCACTGACATAGCTTTGTTTTAAGCCGGTACTCATATTTCCCCAATCTGTGGGAACTTCCATTGCTAAAAACGCTTCGATGGCATCTCGCATAGGGTCGACAGCTTCCGCAGCCATCTGATACGCCTTAGCCTCTTTCATAGTGGTCTGATCCAGATATAGCAGTTCACCATTCCTATACCAGTACGCGGCCTCCGCCAATACTTGAAGCATGTAATTCTCGTCCGGGTGCCATACATCTAACTTGGCCTTGTTGACCCCACATTTAATTGGATAAAAGCGCCGTTCACCGGTCGCGTCCTTTAAATAGTCGGTTTGGTTAGTTGTGCCAATAAATACGCATTTACGTGGGTGCGGTAACGCATAGCGGCCGTAACTATTCCGATATGTGTCGGTTTGTGCACTAATAAAATTTTTAATTCCCTCAATATCCGTCTTCTTCATGGCGGAAAGCTCGGCAACTTCAATAATCCAACTACCTTGTAACTGTTGATAATCGTCTTTCTGCTTACCCATTCCTTTCAACGAATCATTGAATTTATCCGGGTATAGATTCTTACCAGCCGTACTCTTGCCAAGTCCTTGGCTTCCCTCTAAGATAGGAACAATTTCAAACTTAACTCCGGGAACATAGGCCCGGGCAATAAGACCAGTTAGCCATTTCTTAGTGATGGTGCGGGTGTAATGATTATCTTCGGCACCTAAGTAATCAATGAAATAACGTTCAGCACGTGGCTGGCCGTCCCATTCTACCGCTTCAATACGAGCCTTAACCGGATTGATTGTCTTGCGGCGTGCCTCTGTAACTACCGCGTCGGTAATGTTTTCCTTGCTGAATAACAAGTTGTAATGATCCTCAATATAACTTCTCAATAACGTGTCATCACTATCATTCCAAAAACCTTTTTTGAACAGTGAATTTTCTGCTTGTGGTGTTTTGACAATTTGTTCCGAGAACTCGTCAAAGACAACTAGCCCTTTCAACATTTCGTCATGTTCCATAATTAAGCGGATATTGTAAAGAGACTGTGTTTTAATTCCATCGTCCGAATTCTTCTTGAAATCGTTCTGCCAATCAGCGTCACGTTGCATTTTGATAACATTGTTGGCCGCTTCTCGGGTCTCTGCTGGTAAATCCATTGCTTTGCCCATTAATGAACCCCCTTACTCTCTCGTTTTAAAATGGATTGAAAAATAACATTAACTTCCTTGCTTGGTAGTGCCGGATCAACGAACGAATCATTGATTACTGACAGCATGTTATAGACTGTCTTGGGATCAGCACCGACGCCAAACATACGACCGGCAATTTTAGTTAACCAGGCATTCCGATTGCCCTGGGTTGTTCCGGTTACCAGTTCATCTAACAAGCGACCGGTATACTTCTTTTGGTGTGTGGTACAGCGCGTTCTGACGCCCAGTTCGTTTTTTTGTCCCACCAACTTATCAATTAACCATTTAGGAGCTGGCTTAACATCAGCCAAGGTTCGACCGTCAATAGCTTGGTATGGTTTGCCATTAATTTCGCTGGGCGCAATCACTGTAAAGTCACTTAGCAAGTCAATTCCGGGCCAAACGTCAATCTTGCGAACCTTGGTGCCAACATATTTTAAGAAGTAATGCAATCCGCCGTTAGCCGTCTGTTCAATGAAAGTATCACTTGGTAGCGTTAGTCCTTGCTTAGACAGTTGTTCTAAGCTAGCTCGGCCGTTTTTAGTTGGATCGTGCATGTCGACATCAACAACTAATAAATCCGATAAATCCAGCCGCAAGCCTAAATTATAGGCTGGGTGATTTTCAAACCATGCAAAGATGGTGTTCTGGTCATTAGTTGCGGCTTGGTAGCCGGCCACCCCTTTAGGTGGCTTCTTCATATTCTCAATCAGTGGGTAGACCGCATAGCCTTGTTGGGCCAGCTCAATGGCTTTATCGAGTGTTGCGAACTCCTTCATTTTTCATCACCGCCTAATCTTCGGGACAAATGTCATTGCTAACTGCCATAATCGAATCAGCAACATTTTGCATGTTTTCAACAACGTTTCCAGCGCGGTGGTCTGAGAAAAATAATTGTCCTGCCCATGTGTTCCCACTATTAACTGACGCAGATACCATATCTAAGTAATCAATTGCCATTTGCAGATTGTCATGTGCCACTGATAAATTCTTAGCTTGTTCCACTAATTCACTATTTGTCATTTTCCATTCTCCTTATTCGTGTTAAAATAAGGGAAAGCATATTTTGATTAACTCTTCGACCTACTACCTTCCAAAGTAAAGTAGGTCTTTTTTGTATGCTCTCCCATGCGACTGACCTCACATTCCAAAATACCGACGTGGGTTCTTGATTAACTTAACCACCACGTTGCCGACAAACGACACAATCATAAACTCGATTGCCCATAAGATTGCTGTTTCTATCATGAAATCACCTCCTCAAATTTATTCTGCCCCCGCACGGTGCAATTAAACTTTATGTGCTTCCATAAACTTGTCTGCGTCCAATTGATCAATACGCTTAGTACCATTGATAATTACAACTGGTAACCCTTTAGCAATGTAGTTTTTTTTCAATGTATTACGAGATTTTATGTTGAAATAGACTAACGTTTGCTTAATAGACATATATCTAGGTAAACTGTCTTTCACATTCATTCCCTCCCTAAAATACAAATTGTATTTCAAAAACATCATATCAGAATACAAATCGTATTTCAATACATATCGTATTATTTTTAATCATTTTATGTTAATATCAATCAATAAGGAGGGCTTCATTATGGTTAACAAGCTTAGAGAACTTAGAAACGAAAAAGGGCTTACATTACGTGCAGCTGTAAAAGAGCTTAGTGAAAAAACTAACCTATCAATCTCACCTGACTCATTAGCAAAATACGAACGCGGTGTGCGTGAGCCAAAACTAGCAGTCTGGCAAAAATTAGCCGATTTTTATAATGTTAGCATTCTTTACATACAAGGAATATCACCGTATAAGAGTGCGAGCGACGTGCGTGATAATCAGAAAACTCACAACAAGCGTCTCGATATAATGCGTTTCTTTCAAGAACAACTCGGATCAGAGACTTATGAAAATGATGCCGATCTACAAGAGCTAGAAAACGCACTATTTGAAGAAGACCGTCAATTAAACACTGAATCAATGCGCTATACTAACTATGATGATTTACTTGCTTATTCAAATTTGGCGAGAATTTTGTTTAGTCCAGCTTTTTTTGCTGACACCAACAACAAATACAATGATAAAGTTAAAAAGCAGTGCATTAAAATATTAAAAAAAAATTCAAAAGAAAATGCTTCAATTGCTGATGGTATGCAATACTCGAATAATATCTTTTTGTTAAAGAACTTATTTGAAGTCATTCTAGACGCACAAGACGGCGACCAAGAGGCAATAAAGATCAAGAACAATATTAGCGATGAATTACACAAGAGGGATTCTTTTTAAAAATAGTTTCATACATAACACTGCCCCCGCACGGTACGTTATGGAGGAAATTATAAATGGCAACAATCAAGAAGTATCAGGACAAGGACGGGAATACCCGTTATCAGTTTCAAGTTTATTTAGGTGTTGATCCACTAACGGGAAAAAAGAAAAATACCCGACGCCGTGGATTCAAGACAAAAAAAGAAGCCCAGATTGTATTATCAAGACTTGAACTTGATATTTACAATCATGGACTACCGACTAAAAACGATAATACAATTTTTAAGGATATTTACCTACTGTGGTTCACGCAATATAAACAAACGGTTAAGGAAAGCACTTGGGTAACGACTCAACGGCTGTTCCGGCTTCATATTTTACCAATATTTAGTGATTACCGGATTGCTAAAATATCCATTAAGGATTGTCAAAAAGCCATAAATCAGTGGTTTAATGCTGGCTTAGTAAAGTATCATACTCTAATGAATTACGTTGCCAAGGTGCTTGATTATGCCATTAATATTGACTTGATCAGTGAGAATCCAGCCAAGCGCGTTATTGTGCCAGTAAATAAAAATGATCGTTCACGCAAAAATTTAGAAAATTACTTTGATAAGGCTGAATTACAACACTTCTTTGAGTGCCTGAATGATGATGACAATACACCGCAAGCCAATGTATTCTTTCGTTTAGCGGCCTTTACTGGTATGAGAAAATCTGAAATGCTTTGCTTAGAATGGTCTGACATTGATTTTAGCAATCACACTATACGGGTTAATAAAACACAATCCCGTGGTGATGGTGCCCGTCTGCTAGTACAAGCGCCTAAGACAGCGCGTAGCAATCGGACAGTGTATTTAGATCCCACTACGATCAAAATATTGCAACACTGGCAAGTTGACCAAAAAGAATGGCTACTACGTTTCGGCTTTAACATCAACCAAGGTAACCACTATGTGTTTGCTAATGAAAATAACGAGATGTTTCAACCATCTAAGCCACGTAAATGGCTTGAGCATACTCTAACTAAATATGACTTGAAGCATGTTACGGTTCACGCATTCCGCCACACTTATGCGACGCTTGCATTTGAAGCCCATGCTTCCATCAAGTCAGTACAAGACCAGCTAGGGCATTCAAGCTATCGCACAACTTTAGATATTTACACCGCAGTTACTGCCAAGCAAAAAAATGAGGCCACCGAAAAACTGGCTAATTACCTTAATTTTTAA